AAGGGAAGTAGCGGCGGGTTTGACGAATAACTTGAGAACCCATTGAGTTGGTTGCAGTAGAGATAGAAACACCACCGTCAAATGGGCGTTGTACAACATAGCTATCACCCTTAGTCATAATCAAAGCAGTCTGTGGAACTGATACCGCTGATTGCTGACGTGATAATGCAAATTCAAGAGTTGTCTGAGTAGGAACTTTAGTTACCTGCCAGTTACCATCAATGCTGTTAGTACCAGATACAACGATAAGGTTTCCTGGGAACACGCCGTGTGGCTGGTCAAAGATAGCAGTTACAGTTGAGATTGGGGCTGCACCATCAACAGTAGCTCTCCAACGAGCAAGGTTGTTTGTTCCACCGATTGGGAAGTTACCGCCAGGGATATGAGCGCCATCAAAGATATCTCCACCATAGATAGATGTAAGAGTACCTGAGGCAATATCACCTGATACAACACCACGAGCCTGGTATTGGAAAGTGGTTGTTGTAGGAACTGCTGCTACAAGAGATGTACCTTCTGCAAGGAAGTTAAGGGTTTCTTGTACAGAAACAATCTGTCCTACAGAAAGTCCATGAGGAAGAGCTGTTGTTACTGTGATAGTTGAACGTGGGCGTACGCCGTCACCAATAACTGATACAACGTCAAATGAGTTACCACCAGAACCCTTAGCAAAGAAGGATGGGTATCCGTTAGCTAGGAATAGCGCTTCCCACTTAGATGGCTGTACAGAGTATTCAAAGTCTGTATCCATAAGTGACTGTGGGTTTGAAGTACGAAGCTTCTGTGCACCATCAATAAACGTGTCATCAAATGTGACCTTTTGGTGCTCATCATCAACAACAATCTGAATTGTGTCGTTGGCAGTCATGCCAGTTGTATCAACGCTATTGCTTAGTTGAATTACAGTCTGGGTTACAGTACTGCCTTGAGGGTTAGCAATATTTGCATCTGGATAGTTATATGTTACAGAGCAGGTCTGGGTAGGGTCAGAAAAGTTAAATAAGACTTTATTGACAGTAGCGTTGACGATTAGGAAGAAATGGATTTTCTTAATATAACGGTCGATGACAATCTGTTTGGTTGTCGGATTAAATGTGTAATACTCAGGCGCAATATTGCGTGCCATTCATTTACCTTCCTATATCAACGAAATCGGTGGTATCACTGTTTGTACCACTGTCGTGTAGTTAGTGACTGCTCCGACTGGAAAATAAATTCCAGTTTTTAACAGCGCATCGTTAAGAAGTAGTTGTCCTACTCCACCATCACCAGCAGGTCCTTGAGCACCTGTTGGGCCGCGTTCTCCTGTTGGTCCAGCGACTCCGTTTACACCAGCAGGTCCAGTAGCACCATTAGCACCAGCTGCACCAGCAGGTCCAGTTGGGCCTTGAATACCAGATGCATATACTAACGCATTCCAGTTCTGTGTACCATTACCAACCTTGAACTTTCCAGTATCAAGCTCAAGACCTAGTTCACCTTCCGCAAGCAGAGGGTTTGCTGATGACCATTGCGCCGCGGTTCCGCGACGTAACTGTACTTTAATTGCCATTACTGAATGACTCCTCCGCTGTCAATGACGTCAACCCCACCGTAATTACTTGTCGGACTGCCAGCATCTACGTTCAATAGTGTAGTGCCTGTAGGACCTGTTGGACCTAGTAAACCTTGGCTTCCTGTAGGACCTGTAACTCCTTGAGGACCTGTTGCACCAGTAGGCCCTTGATTACCTTGAGGACCAATTACACCTTGTGGACCTGTTGGTCCAATAGCTGCCGCAACAATAACTAACCAGTTTGTTGGGTCATCTACAGGGGTAACTCCTGCGGTAGAAACGCTATTTCTACGAACATAAGTACCTTTAAGAGTAGAAGTGTCGTAGAAAACAGCTTGTCCAGGTGAGTAGCTAAGTCCTGCTTGCCATGTACCAATTAATGTAAATGGCTGTGGACCAGTTGGACCTGTAGAACCTGTAGGTCCAGTTATTGAAAGACCTTGAGCACCAGTTGGTCCAGTTGGTCCCAGAGGACCTACAGCACCTGTTGGTCCTTGAATAGCACCAGAGTTAGTCCACTGAGTACCAGTCCAAATAAATAGATTTCCAGATACTAAATATGGGTCTCCAACATTTGGTGTTGGAACTGCTGCAATTAAATCTTGGAAAGTATTAAATGAATTTATGATATTTAGGCCACGGCCTTGAGGACCTGTTGGTCCTTGAATACCTTGTGGTCCTGTTGGACCAAGATTACCTTGTGGACCTGTTGGACCAGGAACGGTTGATACAGGACCTGTAGAACCTGTTGGACCAATAGGACCAACAACACCTTGAATACCTTGTAAACCTTGGCTACCTTGCGGACCAGTTGCTCCAACTAAACCTTGTGGACCTTGTGGTCCAGTTGCACCCGTAGGTCCTTGGATTGCACCAGCACTAGCCCATGCAGAACCAGCCCATACAAATAGAACACCATTAACAAGATAACCATCACCAGTTGCTCCAACTGGACGGGCTGCTTGTAGTTCTGCTAATGAGTTGTAAGAACCAAGAACATAGATAGAAGCACCAGCAGGACCAATAGCACCTGTTGCACCAGTTGCACCAGTAGGACCTTGTGAACCAGCTGCACCAGGAGTACCTGCTGCACCTTGAATACCTTGTGGGCCTTGTGGACCAGTAGGTCCTTGTACACCAGGAGCACCAGCAATACCTTGATTACCCTGTGGTCCAGTTGCACCTACAGGTCCTTGTGGGCCAGTGGCACCAGCAGGTCCTGTAGGACCAGGGACCGTTGACGGAGCACCAGTAGAACCAGTAGGACCAGTTGCTCCCGTTGGACCAACAGCACCAACAGAACCTGTTGCACCAGTTGGTCCTGTTGGACCAGGTGTAGTTGATACAGGTCCCTGTGCACCTGTAGGACCTGTAGGTCCTTGTGCACCTGTAAAGCCAGGCTCACCAGCAATAGTAAATGACCAAGTGCTGAAGATTTCTCCACCAGCAGCACCTTGGAAAATAAATACATCTAAAGTTATCTGTGCGCCATTTACCGTTCTAACAGTTCCATCTAAGAAGACGTTGTTGTTTGCTACAGCTCTAACAACAGAGTTAACAATAAATGGGTGGTCAGCAACGCTAAGAGTAAATGTCTTTAAACCAGTCGCTAAGCTGACTGGGGTAGAAGACGTGATTCCAGCAAAACCTTGACCACGTGCACCAGTAGCACCAGTAGCACCAGTTGGACCAGTAGCACCTGTAGCACCTTGTAAACCAGAGAAACCACGTTCACCTTGTGGACCAGTGTCACCTTTAGGACCAGCTAAACCAGTAGGACCAGTAGGTCCTGTTGGACCTGTGTCACCTTGCGGACCCTGATTTCCAAGAAAACCTTGAGCACCACGAGGACCTGTAGGACCAGTTGGACCCGCCGCTCCGCTTGGTCCTGTTGGGCCTTCTAGGTTACCAACGTTCTTCCAATCAGAAGTTACGGTGTCCCAAATAATTAAATTGCCATTAGCAAGTAACCAAGCATCTCCTGCAGCACCTGTTGGATGTGCAAGTTGAAGAGCAGCAAGTGTTGGATATTCACCAAGAATATTTAAACCTTGACCAGGAGCACCTGTAGGACCAGTAGCACCTGCAAGACCAGATACGCCTCGGGCACCAGTTGGGCCTTGAGGTCCTGCAGCGCCTTGGTTTCCTTGAGGACCAGTAGCACCTGTTCGTCCTGTAGGACCAGTTGCTCCAGTCGCTCCTGTTGGTAAAGTTAGAGTGTCATATACCCAAGCATTATTACTACGACGATATAAACGTAGCTGTGTTGCATTTCCATTTACACGAACAAACGCCCAGTTAGTTGGGACTGGGTTTGGGTATGCTGTTTGTAGGTCAGCAAGTGTGTCATAAACACCAAGATAACGAGAGTAATCTCCCTGAGGACCTGTAGGTCCAGTTGCACCTGTTGGACCTGTTGGGCCGTTTAATGGACCAGAAGGCCCAGTAGGTGTGGGATACCAATTACCGCTATCGGGTGGAACTATAATAATATCTGGCATATCACTCCACCGTTGTTACTTGCTGAGTCACGAAAGTCTGTCCCCTTAGGAAAGTTCTTTGGAAAGTATCGTCCACAGTTGATGTGGCCTGTAGGTCCCAAAATCCTCTAACTGGTAGATAGCGAGTTTCCTGTTGTGGTAGCGATATTCTGATACGTCCAGTAGGGGCGTCAACAATTGTAACATCGAAGGCCGCCCATCTAGTAGGTGAATTTGGATAGGTTCTAATCTCTGCAGAAAACTCTAATCCTGTTACAGAAGAGCCAAGAATAAACTCTTGAGAGTAGCTATCTCCCTGGTTCATAACTAAGTCATATACCTGAATGGTAGATGGGAAGGTCTGGCGACCAATCATGTCATTCTGTATATACACGCGTTCTGGCTTACGTCCATCGTCAAACTCTTGTGGCATGTAGATAGGTACAAGCTTATTGGTGCGCTTAGATGCTCTACGTAGATTACCAACTTGAATGCGCCAAAGACCAATGTTTAGTTGTGCACATAGTTCACGATACTGCTGTTGGCGTTGAGCAATCATGCCTGTTAACTGTGCATAGCGCTCGCTACGTGGAATTACTACTCCGTCTGGAGCAGTGATGTTAATATCAAATGCGGCATCTGTAGCCAATACCCATAGAGCTTCAATAGTTGCCAAGATAGCTATTGGGTACTCTTCTACAGCTGGAAGGGTTGCTAGAGTAACTCTGCTTCCATATGCATCTGTTCTTTCATAAGTATGCTGTTCAATAGCTGTGTTAATAAAGCGTGTGATATCAGCATCTGAAAAATAACGATAAGCAGTGCCATTTACAGTAAGCACTTCACCAGCAGATACTGGGTTTAAAAATCTAATAATTCCAGTATCAACCTCTAGCTTATAGCCAGTAGGGGCTGGAACAAATGTTTGAGAAACTCTTACTAAAAGAGTGAAAGGGTCTACAGGTTTATTATTTAGGTAGTAGGCAGTAGTAGTTCCATCGCTTGTTGCGACGAACTGAAACTCCTTTGGCTGGTCACCCAACTCAAGACGAGTTCTAGAGATTAGGTCCGATAAGAGGGCCACTCAACTACTCCTAACGATAGTAACGAAAAAGCGGGCAACATAAGTGTGCCCGCTGATTCGCCCATTAAATGCTAGATAACTCCAGCGAGGTAGCCCTTTTCCTGTAGGTGTTGAGCTACGTGTTTGGACACTTTGTACTTCTGTCCAGCTTTGAAGCTATAGAAGTTACCAACTCCAAGTGTCATGTTTTCAATGTCTTCAACGACACGGATGACAACTGAGTCTTCTTCTTTTCCTGCTACTACTGTTACCTCGTCAGCAATCACCGTTGCTCTGTTAGGGATAGTAGCGTCTACAACTTCATCAAGTTTAATCTGGGCTTCAGCGGACGCCATAGACATCTCAGCAGCACGTGCTTGAAGAGCTTCCTGGTTTTCAGCAATCTGCTTCTCACGAGAGCGGCCTGTAACATCCTGTGGCTTTACTTGTCTTGCCATGTGTATTCTCCTAATTAGTATCTGTTATAAGTGGGCAGTTTTTAGACGTGCCCAGGTCTGAGGATTAGTTGGTTTCTGCAATAACAACAGACTGGTCAGTAATAAGACCAAGACCGAAGATTGAGTACCAAGCAAGTGCATGCTCACGACCGAAGTCGAGGATACCACCGTCACGAAGTTCGACTGGTAGTGAGATAGCGTGACCGAATGCGTTATCTCCAATGAAGATAGCATCGTAGCGGTCAGACTGTCCGTTACCTGTGAACTGTGCAGGGGTGATGTAACCTCCACCAGGTGTAACAGTTGGGTTAGCAACTGCGCTGTCAGCGGTGTAGTTAGTACCAGCACCACCAGCAACCTTACGTACCTGTGTGGTCTCGATGAATACGCAGTCGTACAAACGACCAACTTCACCAAGCATGAAGTTACCAGGAGCAGCGTACTTGGTTACTTCGATAAACTCTGGGTTATCACGAAGCTGACGGCTCTGGTGTGGGTGGATGAACGCAACATAAGTTTCGCCCAACCGTGGGATGTTCTTGGTTGCAAGTGTCTCAACGACGTCCTTGACAGTGTGAGGTGTCAAGTAGTAGCCACCAGTCATAGAAGCACGTGATGTGCCCTTTGTACCGTATGCGTACCAGTTGTTGACTGCTGAGAGGTTAGTGCGGTCTTCACCGTAAAGGGTTGAAGTCGCTGCATAGAGTGTGTCGCGTGATAGCTGGTCAAGATAGATAGCCATGTTACGACCGAGAAGACGTGAGGCTGATGCCATGACGTCATCGAATGATGCATTGAGCAAGAGCTCTGATACAGCAAGAGCATAACCATGCTCTGTTACTGTGATTGAGAACTGCTGTGCAGTTAATGCGTTGGTCTGCATACGAACACCTTCGACAAGTGCATTAGCAAAGCCGAGGTTGTTGTAACGCAGGAAGTTAATCTGTAGACCAGGTGCAACACCAAGTTCAGTCTTCTTGACTGCAAACTGCTCAAAGCGAAGGATAGGCATTGCCTGGAACAAGATTTCCTTGGACCAGATAACCTGAATCGCCTGAGTAAGCTGGGTGTTAGTACCTGAGTATGCTGTTGGGGCTGCGGCTAGATTGCCAGTACCCGTAATACCAGATGCCATAGTAGCTTGTTACTCCTTAGTAGGTTGGATTTGGATTGTGGGTTTACCCGAACAAACCGCGAGCCTTACCACGGGCAGTTGCGCCCAAGATACGCTCTCTGTATTTTGCATAATCATTCATCGACATTGACTGAATATCTTCAGCCGTTAACGAGCGTGAGTCCGTATTGATATCCATTGGTTCGAGCGGGGGCGTGGTAACCCTGGTCCCCGTCATTTCTTTGCGGGCATTTTGCATTGCAAACTGCGCCGACTCTAGAATCTTGTTAGAACGCTCTTTCAAGCTCTCAACACTTGCGTCTACTTCTTCGCGGGTATTGCCGCTAATCAGGTCGACAAGTTCTGGGATAATGTTGTCGCGTTCTTGTTCTACTCGTTGTTGACGGTAGTTCTGGAGGTCAGCAAAAGTTCTTTCGCGTTCCAGAAGAGCAAAGGCACGTTCACGCTCTTGGCGCTCACGCTCCAACTGCTCCTGCCACTCTGTTTCCTTAGCCTTAAGCAAAGAGCGAACATCCATATCGTTCTCAAGAGCTTCTTGCTGAGCTTTAGCTTTCGCCTCTTCTTCAGCCGCACGTGCTGCAAGTTCTGCTTCACGTTCTCTCTTGATAGTATCGAGTTCATCCTTCAGCTTATCAATCTGAGGATAGAGTTTTTCCTTCTCCTGGCTACGTACACGTGCCAGGTCATCTTCCGTATAAAACTTGGAAGTTGCCTTAGTAGTAGGTGCGTCAGCGACAACAGAGTTGCCTGACGACTCAGCTACGACTGGAACTGTCCCTGCTTCAGCTGCAAAAGCTTCAGCACTTACTCCTGCTGTTTCCATACAAGATTCCTTTACATTCTAGGGGTCGTTGTCCGAATTAATTACACGATTGACCAAACGTTGGTTATATTGTCTTTCCTAATACGAAAAAAATCCCAGTAAACGGTTATTTTTCGTATTCTTCTGGTACGCGCCTCTGAGGGAGGACCGTGCCATAAGCTTCTGTGACCAACTTGTTGCGTAGGTCTGCTTCGCCCATATCGGCGGCGGCTAGAGCCTCGTCTATAGTTGATGGTAATACGGCTGGAGCCGCTGCCTCTCCTGGTTGTAGAGGTTGACCTGGCTTACCGCCTGTTTCTGGATTAGGCATGGTGCCTGTAAGTTCAGCGATTTCTTGCTCAATCTGAGTCTGTAGAAGCTTAAGGGCACCATCTGCGACGGCATCATCCATAAGTTCTTGACGGATTTCATTAAGTTTATCGGTTGGGAAGGACTCACCAAGTGAACGTAATGCGCCTTCCTTAGATTCAAGCCCTAGGGATAGCATTGACTGTACTTCGTTAAGGGCAATCAACTTATCTAGTGGCAGTGGCTGTGGGAAATGTACGTAAGTTTGGTAGGTCAATGGGTCGTTAGGGTCTAGGCGGTCTACTTGGCCAGTCTTTAACTTAACGTTACGAGTTGGGTCCCAGATAAGCATCTCTGGCTCTTTAACAGCGAGGCTGCGAATAATAAGCTGATTAATCATCTCTAGACCACGAGCATATTGAACAATCTTCTGGTGGTAGCGGTTCATCAAAGGCTGGAACATGATAGATAGAGCTACGCCTGATGTATTAGAGATAGGCTGGGCCTGACCAAGTGCGGTCTCAGGAACACCAACCATTTCGTGCATAGACTTCTTTAGGACTGATAGGAACTCCATAGCTCCCTTAAGTCCCTGTGAACCACCTTCTAGGTTTTCTACCTTTGCGTCTTTTGGTAGTCCACCCCAGACTTTATTAGCACCCTTTTCAAGTTGAGAAGCTTTTGCACCGATGATGACGGTAACGGGCGCAGCGTGGTAGTTAACGATGTCAGCGATATCAGTAGCAGTTTCATTATAAGTACGGTTAATGTTAATAATGTCAAAGCAATCAGAGAGACCCCAAGGAGAACCGCTAATGCGAATATTTGGAATATGAACAACGGGAATAGTGCCAAGCGGGTTAGGACGAGAATCAATGAGCTCGTCGTTGATGTACTCTTCGATGATGTCATCTGTAAGGATTTCTGTGTAAGTGAACACCTGACGTGTACCTTCTAGGGATGTACCCCAGAAACGATACTTTAACTTAAAACGGATTAGGCGCTCGCGGTCGTGTGGGTGGAACTCTGGGAAACAGAAAGATGCGTTAAGCGGAAGGATACGAACTCTTCCTGGATGCTTCATGCCAGATGAATCTTCCCATGGCTCTTCATAAGCAACCTTTACAAAGCAGTCACCAGACACAGTTCCCTGCTGTCCCATTTCCCATAGGACTGTTGCTTTGTTGTTATCTACTTCCCACACACGCTCAAGAAGGTCAGGGATGATAGCTTCGGTTTCACGTGGGCTACGGAAATCAACGCCCTTACCAAAAGCAAAGTTAATAATGAAATCTGAAAACGCACGGTAGTAATTAAGTACTAACTGGCTGTCGCCTATTTGACGGCGATATGAATAGTGGTGGCCAAGATACATGGCCCAATTAAGTGAATAACGATTTAGTCGCGGACCATGTACTTCAAATTCTTCATCTGCTAGTTCTACAAGACCTAGTGGTGAAATTGAGATTGTAAGGTCACTGGACGCAGCCCTATACGATGGGGGTGAAAAATCAATACCGCTCATGTCACCTTCTCTATATTAAAGCCAAAGAGTATCATTAAATTTAAATTAAGGAAACCCCTCACAACAGCTACTAGTACTTAGCCACTTGTTTTCTTACTGGCTTGGTGATTTTTTTCTTCTGCTGTTGTTCTTTTTTCTTTTCTTCTTCTGCCGCGTAGTCGCGTAGGCGAGGGTCTACTTCTCGCTTGGAATTAACATACTGACCACCCATTGCGTTATACCTAGAGTGAATCCAGTGTCCGCGAGCAGGGGAGTTTTTAGAGAACTTGCTATTTGCTTGAGCAGTAATCATGTTCCAAAGTTTAGGATTAGCGGGTTCCCGCTCTTCCGTCTCTTTAGCTTCTTTTCCTCTAATGAGTGCCATTTAAATTCCTTATAAACTGGGAAGCCTACCCCCGCAGCTGTTCAAATGTGCTGAACGGGGGTAGGAAACCTAATTAATCGTTTACGACAGCTGGGTTGCCAGACTTCTGAGGACCGCCGCTGCGAGTAACTTCCTCGAAACGGTTGTCGCCATGGTCAGCAAATGCACCAGATGAGAAATCAGAAAGATTCTGTGGTGCAGATACCCATGCAGCAGAACCTACGTGAGCACGCTCACGCATAGTTTCTTCTGCAGTTTTTGTGTGAACAGGCTTGTTACGGTTTGGACGACCTGCAGCTGGTTCGTATCCCTGCATAGCACCAGTGGTGAACTGTGCTGGGATATCTGTATCAGTTGCAACGCCTTCTTCAAAACGTAGTGGGCCACGCTGTCCTGGAGTTGCAGGTGACATCTTACGGTCGTAAGTGGTACCTGGCTTCTCAGGGAACTTAGGTGTTGGGGCAATTGCCATTTTTATACTCCTTATTAAAGGGTTGAGGACCTCGTGTAAAAGTGTCCTACGTATTGACCTGAAAATCAGGCTAAACGACTATCTACTAAAGAATGGGGATGTCGACACCTCTACCGAAGGCATGGTCAGGTCTAATGTTAAATAGCATGCAATAGCCAAAGAGTCGGCGTAGTCATCGTGAGCATGGGCCTCTTCTGGAGCATGGGCTAGGAAGTTAGGTCCTGTAAATTTTGTCTCTAGGTCCACCATTTGCTGATAGAAGCGCTTCCACCTACGTAGTTGACGAGTTTTAGCATGGGCAGGCCACCCAACCATGCGACGGTCAATTAAAGCTTTAAGATGCTTCCAACGCCGTGATTGCTCAGGTTGGCTACTGCCTAGGGCATGAACCTCTGCTCTTGGGAGGAGGAGCTTGAGTCTTTGTGCAACCGCATCACCCACGCCGTTAGCGTCCACGCCAACAGAAAGTACGTCGTAACCACTAAGGAAGTTAACGATTTGAAAATATTGGTCTTCCCAGTCATCGCCTTGTAGCTCTAACCAATCTAGGACGCGGTGGTCAAAGTAACCAAATTCGTCTGGGCGGTCCCAATCTACCCACACTACTGTTACAACTGTAGAGTCTAGCTTACGGGCTGGGTCAATGCCAACAACCACAGGTGAACGATGCCAAGCCTTTACAACCTGTTGAGAGGTGTCACCAAGTTCGTCCATAACCGCAGAGGTGACGAACATACCTCTTTCAAGAAGCCACTTACAACAGTATGACATTTGGAACTCATCGGAATCCTCGCCAATACGTAACTTCTCTTTCTTTATAAACTTTTCGTAGTTAGCGTTTACCTTAGATACGTCTTTATAGTCCCACTCAAAGTGGTTCTGTCTACGGCCACGTCCAGTCTGCCTGCGCTTGTTAATCTGAATAGAACGGTAGAAGTTGTTCTTGTGCGTAGTAGGTGTACCAGTCTTTACCATCGTACCTGAGTAGTACGCAAGCATAGGAGAGATAGACTTGGTAACAACAAAGTCGTCTGCTTCTTGGCACTCATCAATAACAATAAGATGGAAGGACTTAGACTCAATCTTTGCACGAGGGTTAGCAGTCATCATCATAAGGCTACTGCCAGAGTTCTTTAATTTAATCTGTCGTGTAACCCCAGGCACCTTTCCTAGAGAATCATCAATCTCTGGGTCACCTAAAATTTCTTGTGCACGCTCACTTGTAAGGCGGTTTACTGTTCTACCAAATAGGGTTTCTACCTGACCTTCAACAGGAGCAAACATACCAACCCATAGACCATCTTTAAATCTAGATAGTAGGTCTGGGTACATCTTTGCAAGGCGTGGCAAAAGCACCATTAGCGTTGCTACGGTATTTGCAATTGTTTCAGACTTACCTGACTGACGTGCTGCTAACGCGGTAATTTCTTCACCGTCATTAATAAGGACGGACTCAATGATGCGACGTGCAAGTGGCATTTGATATGGGTGCAGACTGTGCCCAACAAGGGCATCCATAAACTGAATGCAGCGGTCTGTTAGTTTTTTAACGAAGGCAGCGGATAGCTCATCGAGCTCAATCTCTTCATCCTCAGGAATCTCTTCTTCAGGAACTTCAGGGATGAACTCATCGTCATCTTCTTCTAGCACAATGTTGTTGTCCATAATAGGATTATTCTAGAGTAAAACAAAAACCCTGTGCTGGTAAGCACAGGGGATTTGCACCATCACACGGGGTAGAAGAGAGGCGCTAAAAGTATATCAGCGTGTCATGCGGGTGTGCAACTCTTCAATGACAGCGTGCATTGCCTCGGCACCCTTTACCGCTTCCTCCAGATAAATCTTATCTCTGGATTTGGTATACATGTTGATGCATTTGCCAACTTCAGTTAATGCCTGGTCAACCCACTGCTCTAATTCTCCAGTAGGAATTCTGCCTACCCTTTTGGCAACCTTTTCTGGAAAGGGTTTAACCCAAGGCTTCTTCTTAAAAAAACTCATCATATTTACCATCCTCTGGAACCCAGGCTTTTCTTCCTTTCATGGCATCCAAGAATAGCCTATCAATAGCCTCGTCGTCATCAGGCGACATCGTAGGTTTTTTATAAAATACGCCTAGGTAATAACCTGGCTCTGTAAACGGCGCTCTAAAAACAAGACACTTGCCTTTTCTAAAAGGGTACTCAGTCTCTTGGGTAGAGCCGACCTCAACTACGGGTAGGGCCTTCTTATGCCAGTACCTTAGTTTTCCTACGTATAGTGGTCCGAATGTTTGCATCATTGTCCCCGAAGCTGCGTCTGGTCCTCTTCTAAAATTAATGTTTGCTGAAGTCTAGCAGAGGCTTCAGCGGCATACTCAAACCTTGTTCTTTGTTCTTCAGTCATTTCTAGTGGGTCAGCGGGACCCATTTGTGGCCAGCGGTCCAAGCCGCTTGACGCTAGATACTTACCTGTAGAGTCGGTGTTCTTTAAATTTTCATAATGGGACACAGGGCAGTTTTCATACTCCCACCATGTTCCATCTCTAAATACAACGTACAAAGAGCGCTTATCAAAATCGTATGCAATTGCTTTTGCTCTTGGTCGTACTGGGTTAGTTGTGTTTGCTGCTTGTTGTTTAAATCCTTCAGCTGGAACAGCAACTTGAAACCTTTGGTCGACAGGTGTTTCAACACCAATCTTTTCAGCCATGCCTAAAGCTAGATTTAAAATTCTATTGGCTTTATCAGCAGCGCTTTCGTAGTATTCAGCCCTACCATATTTGTTATCTATATTTGGACGTTTTTTAGCCACAGATATGGTCCTCTGTTTCAGACTCTTTAACCCTGGCTAGGCAGCGAGCACAACGAAGGTATCTCTCTGGTTTAAAGTTATTTTGCACTGTAGCGCCAGGCTCAAACTCAGATACTTCGGATACGCTAATAATCTCAGGTTCAGCAAACATCTCTGCTGGAAAGGGTCCTTGAGGTTGAGTAACCTTTTTAGGAACTGGGTGAGTTTGTACGGCCTGTCTTCTCTCTACACGTGCTGCGTAGATTGGCTCGTCAAACATTACTCGGCCTTAGGTTCCTCTTCTTTTGCTTCTTCTTCTTTTTTAGCCTTCTTAGCAGGCTTATCATCAATAAATTCTACAAGAGGGAAGTGTCCAGAATCTGCACGCTCTTGTAACCAATGTGGTAAGCATGGAGCGCAGTAGTTAACAGGATTTACTCCAGGGTCTGCACAGGTGTAAACAGCATCATTATCACAATTATCGCACTTGACTTTTGCAGCCATGAGGTCCTCCTAATATTAATGGGAGGGCAGTTATCTGCCCTCCCACCATTCTACTTGGAAGCTCCGATTCCGTACGCCTTATCCTTAGGATTTAGCGCCTTGGCTAGGGGTCCAACTAGACCTGCGACAAACGCGTTAGCGAGTACCTTAGGGTCAGTCTGACCTGCCATGTAGAGTGCTACAACGGAAGCGAGCGCTGCGCGGATGTATGACCCTGCTGCAGCGATTAATTGCTCCTTATTCATATTGCTCCTTTTACCCCATGTGATAATAGGGGTGAAGGAAGACTACTCTTCTTTTCCGATTTCCGCTAGATGCTGGGAAAAGCGGCCCTCTAGCTTTGCCACGCTAATACGCAGCTCGGTTATCTCGGAATGAATTTGATTGACGGTATCTTTCATACTGCCCCCGCCGTTGGGCTTAAGTTCATATACATAGTTCTTTAGGTAAGACTTTAATACCCATGATGTAGCTGCGATGATTGCAGCTCCAAATGCTGCAAATCCAGATAGGACTCCAGCCCATTCTACCAATGACATATATCACCTTTAATTTCTATATTAGAGTAGTTGATATATGTTGTCCAACACGCATATAAAATGCGGAAATACGTACTTATATTAAATATTTAAATAATCTATTTGTCACAGTAAAAAAAATATATTTACTTGAACTTGACCTTGGTTGTATTACTGTGGCACTCTAATACCTGAAAGGCTCCAGAAATGGAGCCTTTTGCCACTACTGAGAGGAGCAATAAAATGCTTAATATCAGCAAAGAGCAAACCAGTCAACTAGCAGCTATCGTTGCATATGTAATGATACTGATAGGTAGTCCAGTGGTTCTTGCAGCAGCAAGAGCTGATGTGCCTACAGAGCCAGTACGCCCACAGGTCGTACAAGTGGACCCTTTGGCTGGATTTAGGAACGCCAAGTCTTTAGACAAAAGCGAACTTAAAGACCTGCTTCGGGCAGTTGGGTTTGAGGGAAAGGCCCTCAGGACTGCTTGGGCTGTTGCGATGAAGGAATCCAACGGCCGACCTATTGCTTACAACAACAATACGAACACGGGAGATAACTCATATGGCATCTTCCAAATCAATATGCTCGGTGACCTAGGAGCAGATAGGCGAGAAAAATTCAACCTACAATCTAATAAAGAACTGCTTGACCCCGTGACTAACGCACAAGTTGCGTACCACATGTCAAACGGCGGCGCAGACTGGACATCGTGGAAGGTGTATCCAGGACAGAAAAATGGAGAAAGATTCGAAGACTTCTACAAGGAGTTTCCGACAATAGACTAGTAAAAGAAAAAGCCCCCTGCAGAACAGCAGGGGGCTTTTTTGTTGGGCGCGATTAAGAAGCCGCAGCCCAAGGGGTGATAGTAATTGTTGCGTTTGTAGAAACACCTGCAGCATTTGCCGCTGTGCTCTGAGTACGGATGGTGCCGTTGGCTCCACCGAGTGTGCCAGTTGCGTTAATACCAGTTGTATCTGCGACTGTGAAGCCTGAGCCAGAAACTGTAATCTGACCTGCTCCTGCAGAACCTGTAACTGTCCAAGTACCAAGTGCGTATGCTGGAAGATTGACTGGGCTTCCGCCAGCTGGAGTTCCTGCAACAAGTGTGACCTTGGTGCCTGTTGGGTAGTTGGTGTTTGCGCTTGTAGCGTAAATA